TTTTGTAGTAGAGGCGCATTAGCCGTAGTTTTTTTTCACTTGCAGGACGATTGTGTAAGAGTCGCCCAGCGTGTGACCTACAGTGGTGAACTTGATGTCCCCCGTCTTACCGGCGCCGGCATTGTTTCGGATGCCTGTAAAAGAGGAAAAGTCCAGTGAATCTGAATAGTCAGCAGGAAGCTCCCACGCCAAAACGTCAGCCGTTGCGTCAAACAGAATTTCTACCCCCATACCAATGGTCGAATACCAAACGCGCTCAATGTTTACGCTGGTACATGCGCCATCATCAACGGGATTGTTAGAAAGGGCGGACACGTCGATTTTGGTCACGGCGGACTCGCCGGTTCCATCGCTGACGTTTGTGAATGCTAGGATTGCAGTGCGGGGACCGTCTTCAATAGTCTGACTGGTAACTGTGTCAGCCATATTCTCCTCCAGATAACGGGGGCACTAGCCCCCTATTCATTAACCGGCAGATACGGTGACTACGCCAGAATTGCTCCAGAGCTGACCGGCGACGGTCGGGTCTGAGGTCGGCAGGTCTTTGATAATGACCACGCTGTTGGTTCCATCGTGAGTGATGGAGATGTTTTCAGTAACAGCGCCAGTCGTGGCATTCTTGGTGATTTCTTTGAAGCCGCCCTCTGAGCGGACGGGTCCGTTGAAAGTAGTGTTGGCCATGAGGTTCTCCTGTCTTGGCTAGTGTCTGATGTTCCACATGGAACAATCAGTCAGGAAAGAAAAGGGGGCCGAAGCCCCCTGTTATTTAGGAAGTTCCGGGCGAGCCGTAGATTCCCAGAGGATCGGATACGCCGAAGCTGTATCGCTCGCGAGCCTTGTACCGGACGTTGCCGGTGTCAAAGTCGCCGTCCATTGAAGTTTCCAGAGCTGTGCGCTGGAAGTGCTTCATGCCGTTCGGTACATCGGTAATGATGAAGAAAGCATTGGTGTCTGTCAGGAAGTGGTTGACAGAGTAGCCTTCCGGAATCGAACCGTTGTTGCGAAGGGCGTTGATGTCGTTGTCAGCCGTGCCAACTCGACCTTCAGTCTCAAGCAAGCGAGTTGCTACAAACTGAAGCGCGGGCGGAACGATCAAACGACGGGGTCGGGCCGCGATCAGCAGACCACGCTCATCGGTAAATGCGGCGATGTTAATCACAGCATCTTCCAGCGAGGTCTCGTTCAAATCAGCCGCAACGGTAGGACGGTTGGCGTTAGTGCCACCGTTTACCAGCGGGTGAGATGTGCTGAACAGCGTTACGCCGTCACCAGACTGGTAAGACGTGAAGCCGTTGTTAAGGGGGTTAGCCGCCTTAACCTGCTTGGTGTGAGCCATAGCCCGAGCCAGCGCCTTGGTATAACGAGCAGACAGAGAGTCATACAGGTTATCTTCCATAGCTTCTTCAGTGATGGAGAAGCCAAGGGCGATGGTTTCGTGGTTATAGCGAGCAGTGAACGACTCTTGCGCCGAGTCATAGCTGATGGCCGCGCCTTCAGCTTTAACTGGTGCGGCACCAAAGCCGGACAACTTCACTTCTTCTTCAAATGAGCGCTCAGATGATTCAGTGTCATAAATCATCGTGTGCTCATCGTCATACCGCTCATACTCCAAACCGAACAAGGCGTTCAGACCGGGGAGCAGTTCTTTCAGCATTTGTGCGCGTGAAATAGCCATTACCTAGTTCTCCTTAAACGCCAAGTGCCGTTTCGTAGGCATGACTCAAGGGGAGGTACGTTACAACGCAGTCGGTGAACGAATCACCTACCGCACTGTTGGGACCGTCCACAAAGTCGATGATACGAAGCGGGAACGTGTTGGTAGTTGCGACAGTGCTAGCGTCCAAAGCGTTCTTGCTTCGGCCAATAGCGGTTGAGCCAGCAGTGCTGATAGCTTGTACGTTGTTGCCCAGACCAGTCTGAGCGATAGAGCCGTCACCCTGCATTTGGAACAGGAGCTTGGGATCGTCAACGATGTAAGCCATAGCGTCTGACGCTACCGTGCCGGTAGGCCAGTACTGGCTGAAAGTAAGCTGACCAGTGCCGGGATCGGTGTAGGAACAGCCGACAAAAATGCCGACAGTGCCTGCCACAGCCGCAGTCGTAACTGCCGCTTTTTCTACCGTACCACTGGAAACCAGCTTGGCGAAATCACCATAAAAGATGCTAGTGGCATAGCCTGAAGCAATCTTAATATGGCGTACTTTTCCGGTGAAGGAACCAGAGGCACTAAGCGTGCCTACGGGTTCTGCACCCATCGGAGTAGCTGATGTAGCCATCTTTAATCTCCATTACGAGAGTTAAGGCCGGCGCTCTCCGTGTTACCGAAGTCAGCTCCGACCAAAGGTAGTCCGAGTTGACCGCTCAGGATTCAGAACGGGCATTCGGGGGTCGTTTTGCTTGAGGAAGTTGTTGTCCACAGATTCCATCTGACTCTCAGCCATGCGCTGGAAGTACTCCTCTCGTTGCTGTACCTTGCCCTCCGGGGCTTTGCACAACAACAAGCCGCCGATTTCGATGTTCCCTTCAAACCGGGAACCGATATCAGACATGACTTCTAGCTCTGGATGATCTTCAGCTTTCACTGGAACCCATCCCTCTCTAAATTTTTGAGAGACGTTCGTGTTGTCCGCTTTGCCTAATGTGCTGGTGCGTACCCAACGGAATACCCACCCGTCTTGCGGGTCAGGCGTTGGTAATACGGAGGCCGGCATCCACGAATCGGATGGTCGTTGTTCAACTTCTCTGGACTCAGCGTCCCTTTTCTTGCGCTGTTCTGCCATTTTAGGACTCCTTAATGAGCTGGTTGGCATACTGTTCTGGGGTTAACCCTAGTCGCTTTGCGAGAGCGAGTTGGGTGCGGCTCAACCTCACTTTGCGTGGTTTCGCGCCGTTATTCCTAGAGGAAGGCGCCACTACCACGGAAGGGCTTCGGGAAGTCGAGGAAGACGGTACGTCTGAGCCACTATCTCCTTCGCCGAAGTAGTCTGGAAACCGTGACCGCATGGTGCGGTCAATGGCTTCAAAGTATTCATCCGAGTTAGGGTCATAGCCCTCGTCCCTGATGAGTTTTTCATGCACGCCGTAAGCCAGCGCGGTCATATCTTTTTCTTGGCCAAACCAAGGATTTTGCTCTGCCCACATCACCGCCTTGGGGGATGGCTTTGGGGGCTGTTGAACCTCTGGTTGCTTTTGCTGGGCCGGCTTAAACTGTTCCGGCTCCTGCTTGGGACGACGCTTAATTTCATTTAGCTGGTAATCGGCAGACTTGAACTCTGACTGCGCATTGATAAGCGCCTCTTGAGCCTCAATAATCTTGTCGGTATTACCCTCTTCGTAAGCCTGTCGATAGCTATTCTTAGCCTGATCGACAGCCATAGCCGCTCGCTCTCGTATCTGATGTACCAGATACTGCTCGCCCTCTTGAATGACTTTGTGATACTGCTTGCTCTGCTCCGCATACTTTTGAGCAACCCGGATAGCCTCTTCACGAAGACGCTCTGCCTCCTCGCGTTGACGGCGCTCCTCATGCTGTTGATAGCGGAGCTTGTTAATTCGCTTCTTAACCTTCTCGGAGTAACCCTCCAGCTCTTCGTCGCCGTCATCTGAACTGGCTTCTGGCTTGGCATCTTTTGCTGGGGGTCGCCTATCTTCCGGAGGTCGGTCATCGATCACCTCAATATCAATGTCGGAATCCTGACTCTCTTTTTCTGACTTCTTACCAATAACGGTCTTAACGCCAAAAAACTTTTCTTCAGCAGAATGCTCCTGCTGTTCCATTTGCTCTTCACTCATACCTTTTCAATCCCCCTTGGGTCTTGTACAACTGCCTCGACGCTATCGTCGTTAATCAGGCGAAACTCTTTACCGTGGATCTTGAAGCGCGTCCCGCTATAGGAGCGCATCAGTACCCAGTCGCCTTCATTGCAATACGGGCCATTCGGGAATCGCTTTTCATCGTTGTAAGCGTCCGCACCCATCTTCAACACAAAACCACAAATGGAACCGATTTCCTCGATATCCATCGTCTGTTTTGCCTTGAGTATGCCGCCCTCCGTTTTTTCATCGGGTTCCGGAAGGGCTATAAGCAGTTTGTACCCCTTGGGATCGGGTAATTGACTAGCAGTTTTTTGCTCTTCAGTCATGATTCCTTTTCCTGCACCAGAGTTAGGCGTCTGGTGTCACCATGCGCTACACCGCGTAGCGAATTAGTCGCGCTCTATCCTGTCGTTCAGATCAAGAAGTGCGCGTTCCGCGTAGGCTAATCCCTGAATGATCCCTACACAGCGCGAGTATTCCTCCATGTCCTTGCATCCCCCGACCGCTATATGGTCGGTAATTTCGTTCATGTGGTCGCGGTATTCGTTTTGGAGCGCCTGCAACATGTTGTTGCTTGCTTTTTTACTCATCAATTAAGTCCCTGACTACGTTGAAACCGGCTTTGAAGCCCTCGATTTCTTTCTGCGACTCATCTCGGCTTCGCTGGGTAGCCATCTTGGAGGCGAGTCGTGCGCTTTCTATGCGCTCTTGTTGCTCCATCTTCTGGAGATCAACCATTGATTTGTTTCGGGACTTTTCAAGATCGACCTGTATCTTGGCCATCTCGGTCTGCGCCTTAGCCATAGCCTGCTGTTCTTTGATAGCCAACTCTTTCTGTTGCATCTGAACAATCGGGTCTTGCTGTTGCTTGGCGTTTTGCTCGGCCTGAGCCATCATCTTGGCTTTGCCGGTAATCTGTTCTGCCGCAGGGGCAACCAGTCTGGAGATGCGGAGTTCGATATCCTCCGGTAGCTTTTCGTCTGGGCCGGGAAGCGCCACTCCCAGTTGCTGTTCGATCTTGGCGCGATAGGCGAATGCAACGTGCTCCGCGATATGCGCGGCCATTGCCGCCTGCATAGCCTTGGCATTTGGCGCCTTGGCGATAAGTTTTTGCATTTCTGGGTTTTCTGTCGCCGCCATATGCACTTGGATGTGCGCTTCATGGTCCTGATAAATAAACGCCTTGACGGGGTCGCCGTTCAAGATGTTCATATTTTCAGTAACAGGATCGGTTGGCTTGATATCGTCCTCTGTCGGAACGATCTTGTCCGCGTCCTGAATGCCCAGCACATCCAGCATCTGGCGATGCAAGAGGGGCATGTCGTACATCTGCGGAGCTTGCGCGGCTAATTGCAGTGCCGCTTGGTATTGCATAATGCGCTGGGCCATAGTGCCCGCGTTAGGATCGCTAACGGGTATAATATCGACGCGATCATCAAAATCTTCAATCAGAACCTGCCCGTTATCGGTGTCATACGGGTATTCCTCTGGCCCGTAGTCCCTGACGATTTCTGACAGGATTTTTAGCTCACGCGAGACAGCGGCGTGGATGCGGGCTTGGACCGCGCTCATCACCTTCATTTCTCGCTCAAGCACAGCAAGCGTGGTGCCAACCGGCGCTTCGCCGTTAATGTCTGAGGCTTTTACATCCGCCGCTGATGCGAATCTCCGTCCTTCTTGCACGATATCCCCGAGCAACTGGTATAGGACGTTGCTGGGTTCCTTGTAAGGCAGGAACGAGATGTTGTCGCGGATTGCGCCACCCGGAACGTCTACGTCTCGGAACTCTCCGGGCATGATGGGAGTATCATCGCCCTTGATTCTGAGTCCCCGAGATTTCAATCCTCCCGGTAGGTTGGCAAGCGTTCCGGCGTCTACCAACTGCCTCAGCAACGATGTTGCCGATTTAGACAGTCCGCCGATCATATGTACTAGGCCAAAGCCATAGAAGCCAAGTCCGGGCAGATACTGGTAGTGGACGTAGTGATCCCGCTTCAGTTTCTTGGGGTCTTCCTCGTACCAGTTGCGCCGGATGGCGAGTATTGTTCTTGATGACTTGTCAATGGTAACGACATAGGGCAACGCAATCCCTGTAGGAGCGCCGCGGTCTGTGTCCTCAAACCCGATCAGGTCAATGTCAACGTGCATTTCCAGCAGAGTGTGCCGGTTGTCAAACTCGTAGTTTTCTGAATCGCCTGTCAGCCGGTTGTATTTCTGCTGTATCTCTGAAATGTCTGGAGCAGGGGGCGGCAGGTCAATATCGCTATAGAACCCAGCAACCTGCAACTTCCTGATTTCGTTGGAAGTTTTCTTCATTACATGCGTTGCGCGCTCGCATGTCGATAAATCTGATGCGCCGTAGCTGACAACAAAATCTTCTGCGGGGACAAACATTGCGCAGGGGCGACCCATATTGGGGTCAAAATACACCTTGCGGAACGCAGAGCCGGCAATCGGCAGAGAAAACAGCATTTTCTCTGTCTCTGTGCGGTACTCGGTCATGCGCTGTGTGATTAAATAGTTGAGGTAATTCTCAACCCTGTGCGCCTGCTTGGTCTTTTCGTCGGTGATTTTCCCGACGATGGACGTTTTTACAGGCCCGCTGGCAGGATAAATCTCCTGTATTGTCTGGGCTTGGAACCGGATAACCGCCTCTGACAGCATAGGGTGGAATACACCGCAAGCGCCTTCCCAAGGGGTTGATCGGTCCTCAAACTTTAATCCTAACAAGTCCAGACCGCGAATATAGGAATCTTCCCAGTCCGCTCGGCTTTGCCGGTCTGACTCAAATTGAGCCACAAGCTCGCTTGCCAGAGCGTCGAGATCGCCGTCGCCCATGAATTCAGCCAAATTGGAGTCGTGCTGGACTCCCATCAGCTCAGGGGCATTGGGGTCAAAATCGATGACCATGCCGCCTTCTTCGTCGAATACCCCTACCGATTCGGGGTTTTCAATCACAATCTCTAGCTCTTCGCCCTCTGTTGCCTCAAAGGGCTGGGCAAGCCGGTCAATAGCCATTTAGCCTTTTCCGCCTCGCCGCTTGCCGCCCCTGCCGCGCCCGCCACCGGGTTTTGGGCTGTATGGAACTGGCGTTCCAGTCAGCGAGCCATATGCCCCCTCCATGACCTTGCCGCCTTTGAAGTAGCCCTTGGTTTTGGGGACCATTCCGCCTGCCTGCATCTTGCCTGCGCCGTCAGCGGCAAAAAACGGCACTTCTTCGCCACTCTTGTCTTTAACCATCTTTAGCTTGCCGCCAGCGGCATACATCTTGGACTGCTTAGTCATCATCGCGATCACCTGAATATAAGTTGTCAAATACTCTGTTTACGTCCAGCGTGTAGTCCAAATCCGACTTGGAGTAGTGGATGTGCTGAGACGGCCTAAAATCTGGTGCGCCTTCGCCTGTCGAGAACCACGCTGGGTGTGTCACCCTGACGCGGTTGTTTGGCAAGGCCACTATGTTTCCGGTCCACGGGCCTGCATCTAGCAACTCCATCACATGGCTCTGCTTGTGTTGAGCAGGATCATCTGCGATTTCGTTGTCGGTGTAGTCCACCGTGAACATGTACTTCGCTGGATAGAAATTACCGTCTATCTTGGCAATCCAAGGGCATGGGGTTGCTCTGTCCAGCACATAGACGCTGTGCTCTCTGGACGAACAGTCCCAAGGCTGGGCCGCATAGACCGGCATTGGCTCGGGCCACTCCGCAAAAGGGGTGTCCCCGACCAGCGCGGTAATCGGCATTCTGGCCCACATTGCGCCACCGTGAACATTCGGCTCGTCGGTGTCGTAGGTCTCGGCGCCAGTAAAAATTATCTGAAAGCTCAAGCACCTACACGGCATAGTTGTCACAGCGATTGCCATCGCATGCAAAAACTCTCCGTGGTATTTACTGTGATTGTGCGTGTACTCACGCCTCACCCAGCACTTGAAGTGTGGGATGTTGCTTTGCAGAAAAGCCATAAGCTCCTCAGTAGTAGTTGGCGACCCTTGAATAGGGATCGAAGTCGTCCTCTTCGTCTGACCGTAGAGCGACAAAGCCACCCTGTCGGTAACGAAGAAGAGCCTGCGTCGAGGAGTCAACAAGGTCGTCATGCTCCCCGGCGGGGAACGCGGCGAACTCTTCTATGACTTCTTCGGCGAATCGGGTCTCTGGCGCCCATACCACGCCAGATGCAAACAAGTCAGCTACAGCGTTGACGCGAGCTATCTTGTCATTTCCGCGAGATGGCGTGTATTCCGATACCGGGATACCCATAGCGCGAAGTTCAAAAATAAGGGGCATTCCTGCCGCTTTTGCCTCCACGATGAAGGCGTCGGGTTGCATCTCCTGCCAGAACTCAAAAGCCGTTCTTTTCAGCTCTGGGAACTCAAGACGCTCCTTGTATGCATCCAGTAGGATGATATTCGGCTGTGTAATGCCGTCGTCGTCGGGGTGATAAAACACTCCCCACGTTGTGCAGGCCGAGTAGTCGGCTCGTTGGGTTTTGAGAAACGCCGTGTCCCATGACTGAATCACGAACTCGCAGTGCGGCGGACGGTCTTGCTCCCACCTCTTCCACCATTCTCTTTTGACTAGCGCGCCTTCTTCAGCGGTTGGGTTTTGCTGGTACTGCGCATTCCACTTGGGAGCGGGCAGTTCGCTACGCAGAGCTTCTAGCTCTGTTTGGCTCCAGAACTCAGGCCACAGGGGCTTGCCCGATGGCATGATTGCTGGAAATTCAATCACCTCCCACTCGTCGGAGCCTGCCCGTTGAGCAGAGGACTTAATAATCTTTCCGGTCAAATCCCGCATGTGCCAGCGGGTCATCACGATCACGATAGCACCCCCCGGCTGGAGACGCTGTCGCGGTCCTGATGTGTACCAGTCATAGGTTCTGTCAAAGACAGAAGGGTCTGCCGACTGGCCCTCTTGCTCGGAGTGGGGGTCATCGATGATCAAAAGGTCTGCACCTTTACCTGTCACCGCACCGCCAACGCCGATAGCGAAGTATTCGCCGTTTTTATTAGTGCTCCAGCGTCCCGCCGCCTTTGAATCGGCTCTCAACTGGAGGTTAGGGAACGCCTTTTTGAAGTCGTCCGAGTCCACCAAGTTACGCACTTTCCGGCCAAAACCCACCGATAATTCAGCGGTATGGGCCGTTTGAATGATCTTTTTCTCCGGAAACTGGCCTAAAAACCACGCCGGTAGCAGGAATGACGCAAACTCCGACTTGGTGTGTCGAGGCGGCATATTGATGATTAAACGCTTCAATTCGCCTCTGGCGATGCGCTCAAACGCCTCTGCCATGATTTTATGGTGCCGGCCCTCGATAAATGCAGGCCATGTGTGCTTGACGAAGCCCATGAATGTACTGCGGGCGTCTTCAATCTTCTGGGCCTGCTTGGCCTGTTCCAGTAATTCTGCCGCCTTCAGCTTGACTTCTGGCGATGCGCCCTTTAACCGCTTGGCTAAATCGGGCGATAGCATCTCTGACATTATGCCATCCGGGCTGTTTTAGTCCGCTTAAATGATCTGTTCTTGGACGCCGAAGCCACCTTCAGGTTTGACTTCTTGTTAGAGCCGCCTTTTGACAGGGGCTTCTTGTGGGCTACATCTTTGCCGTCGCCCTTCTTGACTTTGCCGTCTTGCTCCATCATGTCCCGTGCCGCGTTGCGCTGGGCGCGGCGTTTCTTCTGTTCGGGCTTGGAGTGGTAGTTGTCGTATTCCTTGCGGTAGTTACGCCGCATTAGCGGTAGTAGCCGCCCTTGCCGCCACCCGCGCCGCGCCTTACAGGATACTGGGCCATTTCCTCTGTCATGGCAGAAGAATAAACAGGAGACTGAGGTGGCCTGCCATACCCGCCCTTTGACGGATGGCCCCTAGGTGGCTCTTGTATAGGTCTGGTGTAGTAGTCAGAGCCTCTGCGCTGTAGGTCCGCCCTGCTGACCACTTGGTCGCCAATACGAACAAATTCATCGCCGGCGTATGGGGTGAAATCAACGACATTTGACCCGTCCGAGGCAATTCCGGCGCCTTGAAGGGTCTGCGTTGGGTCGGAGTCCGCGATGTCCATTGTATTGGTGGGTACAGCCGGCGTGTCGACGTAGTACGGAGAACCGCCGTCAGCGCCGACGATTGGTTCTACGGGCGAGTAATACATTTCTGAATCACCTGCCATTATAGGCTCGGAGTATCCGGGGCCAGTGGGCGTCGTGCCGGGAGGCACCCCTCCATATTGCGTACTGCCGTAACCGCCTTTGCCGGGACTCATGCCGCTATACGGCGAGTATCCATAAGATGGGTACATTGGCTGGCTGTAGCCGCCCTTTCCACCAAAGCCAGAAGGACCACCCATTAGGCCGCGCTGTGGCATATAGCGCATGCCCGCATAGGGGTCTTGATAGCCCATGCCCGCATAAGGGTCTTGGTAGCCCATGCCGTAACCGCTTGCGTAAGGGTTGCGGTAGTAGCCGCCACCAGAATCAATGTCGTTGTACATGGCGGGTTCCTGTGCTGGTTGTTGTGCTGGCTCTTGCGCCGGGGCGCTATCGCCAAAAACGGACTGTGGCGCCTGTTGCTGTGTGCCGCCCTTGCCCTGTATGCCCATGCTGATCTGATCTTGGAGGCGTTGCTGGGCTAGCAACTGAGCCGCCTGTTGCTCGCGCATCAAACTCAGCATCTGCTCTTGGCGCTCCACCTCGGCCAGCCGCAGGGCTTCACGCTCCTCTGCGGCGGCGGCTTCTGCGGCGGCTTGTGCCGCGGCCTGCTCTCTTAATCGGGTGCCATAGGCTAGGTCTGCACGGCCTGCTTCTGTGGTGTTTGCGGCGTATGCTAGGTGTCGGGGCAGGTCTTCTGCTGTGGTAAACCCAGAGCTGACCTTATCCATCCAATATTCGGCACCGGCATCTTTTGCCTTCCTGCCGAACAAATCCATGTACATTTCATCGATTTCTTGCCGCGTAATCGCCATTTAGATCGTCTCTATTGACCGATAGTGCTCCATATCGGCAGAAGAAGGATCTGTGACCCACGCAGAATGGAGGATAGCGCCACGAAGGTCGGATTCCGGCACCTTTCCGGCCTCAACTTCGCCCATCCAGTAGTTGGCACCGGAATCTTCCGCGTCCCTGCCGAACAATTCTTGAAATATATTGTTAACACTTTGCCTTGAAACAGACATACAAGTCTCCTTTAAGTGTTCTTGATGTAAACGATCTCAAAAGCGGCTGATATATCAAAAGACACGCTGTTTGAGGAAGAAATCGCCCGCGCCTCAATATCCGTTTTTTCCGTGAATTTAATTGGGATAACAAGCGTGTTTTCGATGTGCATCCCCGTGGTGAGTGATTTCACATCTTTGGTTTGAAATACCTCGCCAAACGGCCTTGCAACTAGCGATAGCTTACATACTGCGGGCGTGTTTGATGTTGTGCCATTAGAAACATCATACTGCATCAAATAGGCTGTATAGCCCGCCGGTACAGTCCATAGCGCCATCAGGGTCTGGTTTGAGCCGTCCCCATTGATGGTTGCGTAAATGTTTGCTGGTACGCCCGTGGTGACAGTGCCGGTGCCCGCATAAATGACCCCTGCGTTTGCCCCTCCAGACCCCGCAGACCGGACAATCATCCGGTTTATCCTCAGATAAGACTGCGTGGTGTTGACCGCCGTCTGCCCATTTAGGGTGACAGTCTCTGATATTTCGTTGTAATCGCCATCAAGTCCAAACAACTCAACGGTTCTGGCTCCCGTGCCCGC